GCCGCGAAGCCGAGCGGTACGCGGAGGTGGTGGGGTTGTCCGGCTGGAAAGTGACGGTTCGCTACCTCCCGGGCATCAAAAGCGCCATGCGCGTGATTTTCGACGGCAAGACGCTCGAAATTGGCGCCATCAATGACTATGAGCGGAAACTCTGGCAAACGCTCATATGCACGGAAAAGGCGGCGGCATGAGTCTTCCCGAAGCGCCCGAAGCATTTTTGTTTGCGCGGCTTCAATCGCAAACCGCGGTTTCGTCCGTGGTGGCTGGCCGCGTGTATCCGCTGATAGCGCCGCAGGGCACGCCCTTGCCGCTGATTATCTACCAGCGCACGGCTGTAGACCGGCCGCAAAGTTTGACCGGCAACGTGGGCAATCCCGTGGTCACGCTTACGCTCACGTCTTACGGCACGTCATACACCGCGGTAAAGCAACTAAGCCGCAGTATCCGGCTGGCCGTGGACGGTTGGACCGGGACTACGGCTGGCGTGACCATCCAGCGCACCACGCTCCAGACCGAGGCCGATGGCGTGGATATGCCGCAGGACGATCAAATGCTCCCCTATTACCACGTTTCCCAATCGTTTGATTTCCGCATCAATGAGGCCACGTAGTGGCACGCTCCGCACCCACCGGGAAACGCGCGGCCCCGGTCCAATTCGGGCTCGGGGTTGGCGGCAGGGCACCGAGCCGGTTTGACGTGGCGCAAATCCGCGCGCTTCAAGACGAATTGCGGCAGTTCCCCGAGCGGATTGCCACCACCCGGCTGGCCGAAGCGGTGAAGGCCGCCGCCAAAATCGGGGAAGCGGCGTTGCGGCTGAACGTCAGCACCATGGGCCAAGTCACCGGCAACCTCATGCGTGCCGTAGCGACCAAAAGCAAAACGTACCGCAATAACCGGTGGCAAATCCCCGTGCCGGTTGCCATTGTGGGCTACCGCCGCAGCGGCACGGGGGACAGCAAAGCCACGCAGGGCACGGTTCGCATAGGCAACGACCGCGCTTTCCATTCGCACCTCGTGGAGTTTGGCACCAAACGGCGATTCCCCGGGAAAAACCGCGTGGTCAGCAAAACCCGCGGCCTAAACGCCCGCGGCCGGCTTGTCACCACCTACGTGCGGCGCAAGGACTACGTGGACCCTAATGCGTATAGGGTGATGACCTCGTTTCACTCACGCGGCCCGTTCACCGGCCAGCGTGGCGCCACAAGCCCTCCCTACCCGTTTGCGTTTATTGCCAAGGTGGACCCGCGCGTGGGGCTTGGGCGCATGCCGGCCTACCATATCGTGGAGCACTCGTTTGAGCGCAGCCGCACGGCCATGCAGGCGGAACTAACGGACGCCATGGAAAAGGCGATAGAGGGGGCCGCCGAGGACGTGCGCAACGGGCTCGGCTGACGCTGCAAGGATTGGGGCCACGCGGGCTAAAAACGGGGAGGGCGTTTCCCCGCCGTCTAGGAGCACTCACTAGCCATGCCGCTAATTGATTCCCAAGGAAATACGTTTACGTTTGCTTCCACCGTGTTTACGGTCACGAATGTGTCAGTAACGTATGGCGGAAGCCTAATTGATATTTCGCACCTCAATTTGAATTCCGGCAAGGGCCGGGCGTACACCACACCGCCCCTTTTTGATAACGAAATTTCCATCGATTATTTCGTTGCCTCGGGCGTCACGAGCCTAGTGGTGGGACTGTCAGGGACGCTATCGTTTTCCGGCATTGCAAAAAGCGCCACGGTTTCGTCTAGTTCTCTCACGTATGCCGCGGGGGAACTTGTCAAGGGCAGTGTCACCTTCAAGGTAGACGCTTAATGGCGTTGCGTCATGGCATCCAATGGGCAAGGGCTAACGGCAACGTGGGGCACGGTCACGCTCGGGGAATTGGTTTCCATTTCCGTTGACGGCATTGCGGCCGACCTTGTGGAAGCCACGCCGCGGTCCTTGGTTTCCAAAAACGCCAAAAAGTTTTTGGTTGCTGACACGGACCTCGGCACCGCGTCACTGACGCTACGCGGCACTGCCGTACCCTCGTCCAGCGTAGGCTTGACGGGTGCGCTATCTATTACCGGCCCGGCCGTGGCGTGGGTTTTTTCTCGCGCGATAGTCCAATCGCTCGGGTGGTCCGTCAAAGCCGGCGAACTCCAAGAGTATTCCCTCAAATTCAAACTAAGCGGAACCTAACACCATGGGCGCGTTGACGCTGGCACAGATTCTTGCGACCGACCAAGCCAAAGCCGTCCCGGTGGACGTGCCGGAATGGCCGGACGCCAACGGGGAGCCGGGCCGCGTGTGGATTCGCGTGATGAGCGTAGGGGAGCGCGATGCGTGGGAATTGGAGGTGGTCCGTAGCCCGGCCAAGGGGGTGGACGATTTCCGCACCAAGTACCTCTACCGCGTGCTGGCCAGTGACGAAAAGGGCACGCCGCTATTCACTGATTTCGCGCAAATGAAAAACCTGCGCGGCGACGTGTGCAACCGGCTATTTAGGGTGGCGCAGAAACATAACGATTTAGACGAAAAAGAGGTGCAAGAACTGGGAAAATCTTGAGCGACCGGCCGCTCTTGGCGTTTTCCTACAAGTTGGCCGGTCACTTGGGCATGACGGTGGGGGAGTTGGGCACCCGCATGACGGTGCCCGAATGGAAATGGTGGCTCGCGTTCCATCGGTTCGTGTGCCCGATTGGTGATGAGTGGTGGCAGACGGGAAAACTTATTGCGGCGGTGCTGGCGCCGTATACGAAAGGCCGACCGCCAAAGCCGTCCGATTTTGTGCCCATTGAAAAGCCGCCGATGAGTGCCGAGGAAATCGCGGCCGAATTGAGCAAACTGTTTCGGTGACATATGGCCACGCTCGGGCTCGGATTCACGATTTCGGCAAACGCCACGCGGCTCGCGGAAGGCGTCAACGAAGCCGTCAAAATGTTTGGGCGGCTTAATGAGTCCGCTGCGCACACCTCGTCCGTGATGGACGCGGTAGGTGAGGTGAACCTCACTAACCTGTTTGCCGGTATTGCCACCGGGAATTGGGCCGCGGTGGGCGCGGAGGTTGCCACGTTTGTGGGCTCGCTCGTGGACCTCGAAGCCATCGCGGGCGAAGTTCAGCGGGTTGTGTACGAAACCGCCGAATCGGTGCAACAGGTTTCCGAAGCGGCCGAGCGGGCCGGCGTTTCGTTCTCCACTATGCAAGCGGTGCACCTCGAAAGCATTGGTGTGGCTGCGGACGATATGTTGCGGCTCGGTGTGGCGCTCACGGAGATAGATGCCAGCCGACTGATGGACGTGGCCAAGGCCGCGGACAAGGTGGAGCAATCGCAAACCCGCGTTGGTCAGGCCACGGATGCGCTGGTAGTCGCGCTCTCGGTGCCGTTTGCGGGGATATTTGAATCGTTTGACGAGAGCGCGGCGGCCCTACAAAACTCGTTTGCCAACCTCGTGGGCGGGATCACGCAATTCGTGGACCCGATCCTAAGCGCCATTGCGCCGCTCATCGATATGCTGGCCATGTGCGCCGAATTGTGCGTGCGATTCGTGGCCGCGGTGGTGGACGTTATCGCCATCGTGCTGCGGCTCGGGGGCGTGCTGCTGTCCATTCCGCTGGCCGCGTTTGCGGAAGGCTTCCAGCAAATCGCGGACGCCATGCAGACCGTGCTGCGCACCGCGTTTGGCCGGATTGAAAAACTCGTTAGTTCCGTCCACGAAAAAATCGACTCGTTTATTAACTACCTTGCGGATTTGGGATGGATCGAGCGCGCCATACCCAAGGTGCCGGAAATAATGCCGGTCATGGAAACCGAGGCCGACATTGAGGAAGCCAAGGCGCTAGAGGAAGTAATCAACCGCCAGCACGAGGCGCTGAACAAAGCGGCCGATGAGGCTATGAAGTTTGGCAACGAGGGTTTTGACGCGGCCTACAAATACCAAGAACAGTTGCGCGAACTGGACGATATGCTGCGCCGCGGAATCCTCAACGAAGAATCCTACGGGCAGGCGGCCCGCGAGGCGGCGGAAGGATTTAGGGAACAAATGGACGCGATTAAGGATCGCAATAAAGAGGAAGAAAAGCGCAAAAAAGACCTCAACAAAAAGGTAGAAAAGGCCGAGGCCGCAGTCGAAAAGGCCAGCGAATTCCAAAAAGAGAATCGCATCCAGTTGGGCCGCCGGGCCACGGACGCGCTCAAGGCCAATGACGTGCGATCCAGTGAGGGCATGGCCACGTTTATCGCGCTGGCCACCGGCCGCGAAGACCCGGCCCTAGAGGAGAACCGCAAGCAAACCAAGAAACTTGCGGAAGCGGTCGCGGCCCTCCACGCACTTGACCAACAGCCGGTGGAAATCATTGGAGCCGCAGCCTAATGGGAATCGTAGGCTACACGGAGTTGGCGGTGGTTTCCGCCTCGCGGCGCTTTGGCGAGCCGCCAAAGTTTCAGCGGCAATTTGTCGTGGAGGTGGATAACCCGGCAGAAACGCAAACCGCCATCAGCAACGCCACGCCCGTGACGCTTTTGCAGGCGCATCCCGAGGCCGCCTATTGTCTGGCGTTTAACGTCAGCGTCGGCAATTACAACAATTCCCGCTGGCACTACCTAGTAACATGGGATTACGAACTCCCCAAACAAGGTAGCCCGCAAAAAAATCCACTTGACCGGCCGGACATTTGGAAATTCAGTACGTCCGGAATTTCGGTGCCGGCCCTCTACTACTACGATGCCGGCGAGAATCTCCGGACGCTTGTGAATACGGCGGGAGATTTTTGGGAAGGCGCGCAGACGGACGTTTCGTGCCTCAAGGCGCATATTAGCGCCAACCGCGCTACCTACGATTTCTCAATCTCTTTGGCAGTCACCAACGCGCTAAATAACAACTTGTACCTTGGATTCCCGGCGTATACGTGGAAGTGCGACGGCATTAGCGCGCAACCCGCCGTGGAGGTGGTCGATGAATCCGAGGTGCGCTATTGGCAGATAGAGGTGGAACTGACCATGCGGCCGGACGGGCACCCGCTCATCCTGCCCAACGTGGGGTGGAACTACGTCAACAATGGTCAGCGCAAAC